CAACTAATGGGAAGAAAAATGGTTTATACTTAGAGATAGGTAGTGCTGAACCATTTAAAAATAACAATACCGCATTGTTAGAAACAAAGTTTGGGTGGAAAGGTATATCGTTAGACATCAATGAGAAAGTAGTTGAAGAGTTCCGTGAAGAAAGAAGTAATCCAGTATTTTGCATGGATGCTACACAACTTGATTACGCAAAGTTTTTAAAGAATTTAGGTTACTATTCACAGGATTTTGACTACTTACAGGTAGATTGTGACCCACCAAGTAATTCATTTTTAATACTGAAAAAGATGCCGTTTGATGAATATAGATTTGCAACTATTACTTTTGAACATGATTTTTATGCAGATTCTAATATTAAAGAAGAGTCAAGACGTTTTCTAAAATCAAAAGGATATGAACTGTTGGTGAGCGATATCGCATATAATAAAGTAAATAGCTATGAAGATTGGTGGGTTCATCCTGAATTAGTAGATCAAATAACTAAGACTAAGCTAAAAGACATCAGCGGTAGAGTAAAATATGCAAAAGACTACTTCTTCAAAAAATAACCATTATTATAAATATACATATTAGGGTATAATATGTTAAAGATAAAACAGCTATTTCGTAAAGATTATGCATCTGAAGATTTTATTAAAGATTTAGTTTATCTAGATCAAGGTTGGGCAAAAACTGTTGAAACAGTAACCAACAGAATAACTAACGATCATATAGCTACACGTGCCGTAGTTATGGGTAATGGACCTAGTAGGCTTGAACTAAACCCTTACTTATTTTCATTATTGGCTAACCATAAAGGTGGATTATTAGCATCTGGTAAGATGCAGATTTATGGCTGTAATGCTTTAATAAGAGATTTCATCCCAGACTTTCTCGTAGTAAGTGAGGATTTTGTTGGGGAAGCAATTGCTAACAAATATTATGAGGATACAATTACATATACTGGTGGTTCTGGAATATTAGATTATCCTGGTAAGTTTTATTTAACACCACAAAATCCAGCAATGGATGCAGGTGCGATTGCCGCATATCTTGCTTGTTTTGATGGATATAAACAAATTTATCTTATGGGTTTTGATAACCATTGCGGTGAAAATCTTACGTATAACGTATATGCTGGAACACCAAACTATCCAACTGTTGAAGATCCAAGCACAGAAGAATTCTTTGTCAAATGTTTATCGCATGTCATGGATGTGTATCCTGAGGTAGAGTTTATACGTGTAATGCCAACTCCAAATTGGTATATGCCTGAACAGTGGAAATATTATGTAAATATGCGACAAATTACATTTCGCGAATTTACTTTAGAAGTTGATCTATAATATAGATTCTAATGTACGAATTTTATCTACCACTGCACCAAATTTAAATGTACGCCAAACACCTGGATGTAATGGTCTTGGGTGATCAGTTAGCTTAACCCAACAATATCCACGATGTTCGTTATTAAGTGTAGGTACAAACTCTGCATCTACTGTGATAACAAATGTATGATATACAAAGTTTTTAGAATCACTTGTAAACTTTTCTACTGGTATAATTTTTTGTGCTCTAAGATCAAGACCAATTTCTTCATCAATTTCACGATGTAGTCCTTCAACGACAGATTCTCCGTCTTCAACTTTCCCACCAACTAAACCCCAACTACCATCGTGACGAGCCCCATTGCGTAATAAAAATAAGTATCTTTGTGATTTCCTACAGTAGATTAACGCACCGGCATTTGTTAAATTGCTATTCCCCACTGACCCCCCGCATATACACCTTCATAACTCTTAGCCCATACATTATTGCTCCATTGGTATTGAATGCCAGTAGTAAGATTTGTTACATATTGTAACGTATCTATACTATAACTGTCAAATGAAACAACCCAATGTGAACCGTTAAACTGAATTATATCGTTCGCATGTGCTACGAGATCTATTCCATTCATACCTGCCCAAGCAATAGGTCCTTGTGCGTTATCTGTACTACCAACGTCGTTAATAATAAGATATCGTGTACCGCTTGCTGGTGATAATAAGAAACTATTTATATCAACATTTAACGGGTCAATAATAGCATCAACTGGATCTATTGTATTTGCTGGTAACGTATCTGCAAATGGTGAATACAACAATAATGTTGGGTCTGTAGGATGTGTAACTATAGTACCTACAATCTCAGACCCGCCAGGTTGCGATACTCTTATTTGTGTAGACCCTGGCAAGATTGTTCCGTATTCTTCTAATAGCGGAGCCCAGATATGTCGTACATTATTAGTAAAACTTGTCGCAGTATATAGATCGTTAGTAATAATATCAGTTGACTTAACTAACTGTAACGTATTAGATCCGTCTGGAAACGAATTTAACATTATACCATAATTTAGCGGAGTTACTAATACCTGCCCTAACGTATTAAAGTCTGGCAATTCTAATAGATTATTAACAACTTTTTGTATTACACCTAGCTTCTTAACCTTAACACTGGTACTAATCCAAATTGGTAATTCAAATGTCATTGTAGCAATACTAATAGGTTCTTCACTGCTAGTTGGCACGGTACGACTATCCCAGTTCATATCAGTTAACAATACGTATGATAAGCTAGACCAATCAATATAGTTGTCGGTACTTTGAATTTCCATTGCTGGATTAAACAGTTGACTTAATTGTTCAATTAGCTGAAGTTTTTGCTCGGTATTGCTAGTCCATATATCTAATTTTAGTGTAAGCTTGTACGGAGCTGGCATTAATCTTTCTACTGTAAAAGCATCACCTTGTTCTTCTAGGTAAGTTCCAGATGTTGGATCAAACCTACGTTGTCTTATATTTAAACTGGTTATTAGTGAGGGATCTTGTAATCTTGCTTGATCATAAGCTAACCCACTAACGTATACAGCCATGGCTGGTACCGCGTTAAGTGTAGAAGTAGAATTATTTCGAATAATCTGTGTTGCTTGACGACTTTGATCCCCATATATCACAGGTACACGTTGTAGACTAGTAACTCCGTTACTATCTCTACCAAACTCAACATAAAAGTTTGACACCATACGTATAAATTGAGAAATAAATCGACGGATTTGCCCGTCATAAAAATAATTTGAAGGAACTGTCATAATTAATTATCAGCCTTAGGAGTAAGTCCGCGAGACAGACTTTGTTTTTCTTTACGAACAACCCCTCGGCTATCTGTATAAGTTTTTGTATCGTTAACAAATGTACCTAATTGCGTTTGATTATTTGCACCTTGTGTTAGACTTGTACGTTGTACATCGTTAATAGCGACCCATCTTGCGCCGTCAAATCTAAATACACGGTTAGGTATATAGTCGGTACGTAAGAAATAATCGCCGGCAACTACACCTGATGGGAACATTATACCAACACCAATTGGAAATCCGTTTGGTGCTAAATTATCTCCAGTTAAATATCCTTTAACTTTACTTGACGGAGAAACTAGAGATTCATCTGCTGAATCCTTGATATTACTAGCATCTAAATTACTAGCATCAGATGTATTGTTAACATTTTGTATAATATTACCTTGATTGTCTAATGGTTTGATATAGAATGAACTTGTATCATAACCTGACGTAGGTACATTACCTTCACCTTCGGCAATCACAGCATCGTTTATTGTCAACGTAGTATCTAAGGTACTAAGAATTTGCCCAATTGGAGTAATACCATCGGATGCTTTAATATTATTAAGTATGTCTTTGTATTCTTGACTATCTACCAATGGATTTAGTTTACACCGCCACAAGTGAGCCCACCAAGTTGGACTATAACCTTCAGATGCAAAACTACAATCTCCAACTACAAAGAATCGTTTTAATGCTGATGGTACATCTTCGTTTAACGAATCATAATCTGTTAAATGCTGCAATTCTAATACATCGCCTGCCATAATTTTTCTTCCCACCAAATCTACCATATCACGCAGATGGAAGGTCATAAACAATGTACCAGTGGCTAAGAATAACCCAAATTGACTAAGATCAAAATCTTGATCTCCAACTTGATATACTCCACGCATCGTATATAAATCACGATCATATTTACGATCACGATTTTCTACAAACAACAAGTCTTGTATATTACGTTCGCTTTGGTTAGCATATGATGGCTTTGCGGCATTTTCGCTAAATCCAATCGTTACTCCGCTTGCTACGGCAATGGTTGTAGATTTTGACAATGTAATTGTGATAGCATCTTTAGCTGATACTATTGTTCCTGCTGGTATAGCGGATCCGTTTACCGAATCACCTATATTAATCGTAGAGGTATTAGCGAATGGTAACACTACACCTGCGGTTGGTTGCGCCGCTGAGGTAGTAAGTTGAGTACCTTGTACATTAACCCCAAGATATTTGTGTAGTAGAACCCCGGTACCACCAACCGTAAATAATTCGGATATACGACGATCAAAAAACTTATAATCGTTGGTATGTCGTCCGTCTTTCCAAAGTGAAAGTCTTGCCACTGGTTAATCCTTAGAATATCATGTATTTATGGACTTGACACATAATCAATTTTAACGTATACTAACGAAATGGAAGAATTCAAACAGCGATTGGCATGTGCTGAAATCACAATACGTCGTTTTGATGATTATCATATGCGACATGATCTGCTACGGCTATTTGAGACTTGCAACAATATTTATACTAAGCTAACTCAAGAAGCCATAACATGTCGCAGAATTCACAAACCTACTATTAAATACAATGAGTTAGCGATCCAATTGGATGAAACCTTACGGCATTTAGAGCAGAATATTACGTTCGCTACACTAATAATTTAGTTGACGAATAATTCAAATTACTATATAATATAGCTTTATGCTATTTCTTAGGAGCACGAATATGGGTATTAAAGTTAACGGTAAAGGTGTTAAGTCACGGGCTAAATCGGTTCGTAATCCACTGCTTGATGACGAACGTTATGTGGGTGACGAACCCAAATGGGATACAGATCGTGCCAAAGTAATGACCCCCGAAGAGTTTGATCATCATCTGCGCCGCAGTTTGCGATATTACAATTATTTTTATTCGCAGAAAGATGTGCGAAAACGTGTAGTTGAGTGGATGAAGGCAAGTACGAAGTTTACAGTTAAAGAATTACAAGCTTTTGATCGTGGTGCAGATCGCGATATTCCAATGACAGTATGTAGTTTGATTATGGCAACCCGCGTTGGTATGCCGCTGCGTGATGAACATCGAGAATATGTTATTACTAAGATTAAACATGCGATATCTATCGCAGCTCCAGAAGTATTTTTACCCGAAACTAGTAATTCTAAGAAAACAGAAGCGATACGTCCTACGATTCAAGATCGTCTTGCTGAAAAAACAGCAGAAACAATTGGTGAACTTGAAGGTCAATATGATGAGGTTGATGTTGGTCGTCCTGGGGCTAAACCTTACGAGTTCCTGACTGCCAATACAGTGCCTCAAAGTCAGCTTGGTAAGTTTGAGCAAGTATATCAAGATCGCCGTGCAGAACTTGTATTAGCTCAATCAGGTACAGACCTGCAACTCACTGAAGGATATAAGCGTTATAAAACTGCTGACTTCAAACGTATGATTGCATATCTTGACAAGATACTCAGTGATATTGATCAATATCGTAATGTAAAGAAAGCAACCAAGAAGATCAAAGTTAAACGACCGGTTAGTGCGGAAAAACGTGTAGCTAGACTTAAGTTTGCAAAAGATAACAAAGAACTTAAACTAGTTAGTATTAACCCAGCGGATATCATTGGAGCACAGAGTTTGTGGGTATATAATTGTAAAACACGTAAATTGGGTTGCTATATTGCGGATAACTTAACCGGACCGTTAGGTGTCAAAGGAACCGGTATCGTGGGTTACGACGAACATAATAGTGTAAGCAAGACACTTCGTAAACCAGCAGAAAAACTCAAAGAGTTTGGTAAAGCATCAAAGGTTGATTTGCGTAAATTTTTGAGCAATATCAAGGCTACTGAGACAAAATTGAATGGTCGTATCAACAAGGATATGATACTACTTAAAATATCTTGATACTTTGGGTGTGGTAGACTATAAATATCTAAATAATAGGATATTTATATGGCATATAGCATACCAGCTACCACACCCGAAATAGACGGCAATTTGACTGCATTTGGTAGCTTACCTACTAAAAGTTTGTTTGATCCAAACACAGGCACTGGATCCGGACCAATAGATTTTGATGGATCTGTATTAACTACTTCTAATGCTAAACGTGCTGAAATTACGGATTATATCCGTATGCGTTTAGGTGATGGAATCGTAGATGTTGAATTAGAAAAAGAACATTATGAGATGGCTATTAACCAAGCGTTGGTTAAATATCGCCAAAGAGCTGCAAACTCCGTTGAAGAAAGCTATGCGTTCTTAGATCTTTTACCTGAAACACAAGAATACATATTGCCTAAAGAAATCCAAACGGTGAGAGCTGCGTATCGTCGTGGTATTGGAAGTGTGACGGGTACTACGGCAAGCCAGTTTGAACCATTCGCATCAGGTTATTTGAATACATATATGTTGGTAGCAGGACGTGTTGGTGGATTAACCAACTATGAATTATTTGTAGACTATCAAAAATTAGCAATGAAAATGTTTGGTGGCTTACTAAACTATACGTTTAATCCGGTTACTAAGAAATTAACTATTATTCGTAAAATGCCTCATGGCTATGCTGGCAATACAAATCAAGGTTCTGTAAACGTATATGAAAGCGTATTATTATGGGTTTATAATACTAAACCAGATCAAATGATCTTTAACGATACCTATGCTTTCCCGTGGATACAAGAATATGCGTATAGCTTTGCCAAGAGAATCGTTGGTGAGGCACGTAGTAAATTTCAACAATTACCAGGACCAGGCGGCGGTACAAGTTTAAATGGTAGTGACCTTAAAAACGAAGCCAAAGAAGAAATGGATAAGCTAGAGGAAGAACTCAAACAATATGTTGATAATGGAACTCCATTAACTTGGGTTATTGGCTAATCTATCTGTTGACTTTACTTAAGCAATCAAGTATCATACTTCTATTAAAGGAGTATGTATGGGTAAAATTATCGCAATTTGTGGTTGGCAGGGATCTGGCAAAGATACTATAGCAGATTATTTGGTAAACTTTCACGGATTTCGAAGAGATAGTTTTGCTGCTACACTCAAAGATGCGATATCTGTAATATTTGGGTGGGATCGTGAATTACTAGAAGGACGAACCACTGAATCCCGTGCTTGGCGTGAACAAGTTGATGTATGGTGGGCAAAAAAACTCAATATCCCTGCCCTAACTCCGCGATGGATATTACAATATTGGGGCACAGAAGTTTGTCGTAATGGATTCCATGATGATATATGGGTAGCTAGTTTAGAAAACAAAATACGTAAAACCAATAATAATATAGTAATCTCGGACTGTCGTTTCCCTAATGAAATTAATATAATACAAGATGCTGGTGGCCAAGTAATTTGGGTGAAACGTGGGGTAATGCCTGAGTGGTATGACTGTGCCTTTAAGGAAAATACTACACATGAAGATGAGCAATATATACTTTATGATCATGAAGAAACTATGGCTCAACGTTATCCTACGGTACATTCTAGTGAATGGTCGTGGATTGGGACTAAGTTTGACTATATAGTTGATAATAGCGGAACTATAGAAGCTTTATATACTCAACTTAATAATCTGCAATTAGCGGAGCCGGTGCCCAATTTAATCTAGATTTAATAACTTCTTGTTGACAATTAAGACATATAGTTTTTAGATTTAGCCAGTTGTTATTTTTCAAATTACCATCAACATAAAATACACCTAGTTGCTCTGGTAGTTTTGCTTTAAACCCGCACTTTTCACATTGTGATTTCTTCTTATATCCTGCCCTAACCCATCCTGGCAATATCGGACCTAGGCTTTTTTCTTTACGTAAACAAGCATCACATTTAGACCTATAATGTGTTATATTATCACGGATGTAGTTAACAGCAACCGGACGTTGATTACATTTTGGACATAGTTTACGCATTGACATCTATTACTTAGTCCAATTTTCATGCAAAACCTTTGGAAGGGCAATCCAAACCCCCTAAAAATATTAGTCTATACTAAATATTCATAACACGTATTATAAAGGAATATTACAATGCTCGTATCCCCAGGACTACAAATATCAATAAGCGACGAAAGTCAATACCTACCAACAGCAGTTGGTACAGTACCCCTTGTTATTATGGCTACAGCCGAAAATAAAAGTCTTAACGGTGTGTTAGCTAGCGGCACAACGGCAGCTAATGCTGGTAAACTACAAATATTTACTAGCCAACGAGATCTTGCTACTTCGATGGGATACCCAGTATTCCAAACTAGCGCAGCTGGAACTCCACTACACGGTGACGAATTAAACGAATATGGTTTAATGGCTGCTTATAGTGCCTTAGGTGCTGGCAGTCAACTCTATGCTGTTCGTGCTAATATTGACTTAGATCAATTAATGGGCACATCAGTGCGCCCAACCGGTGCTGTACCTAATGGTACATATTGGTTAGATTTAGCAACTTCTACTTGGGGCATATTTGAGTGGAGTGCCGATACACAAACATATACTAACAAAGTTCCATTAATCATTACTTCTTCAAGTCAAACTACTAATGCTACACAGGGTAGTTTAACTAATTTGCCAACCCCACTAGCTAGTATTGGGCAGATTGGTTCTTATGCGGTTGTAGCAACAACAAATAATAATCGAATATTTTATAAAGCTGGAGTTGGATTACCAGCAACCGACTCTAAATATAACACCTGGGTATTAGTTGGTACACCAAACTGGCATAAAAGTAATCCTACTATAACGGGGTCAGTAACCAATCCAGCAATTACATCAGGTCTTAGCATTATCATTAATGGAACATCTGTTACAGTAACAGGTATAACAGCATTAGCAGCAGCAAACGCAATAACTGCCGCTGCTATTACTGGTGTAAGTGCTGGTGTTGTAAACAATAGATTAACATTATATTGCGATGGAACAACATCTAAAAGTAATGGTTCAACAATCGACGGTTTACTAAAAGTTACAAGTGGTACACTAGCAACTCAGTTAGGATTATTAGCAGATACTGTAGTTTATTCACCAAACTTACAGTATAGTACATATGCATCAATCCCAAGTTGGTTCGCAAATGATACTACCGCTGCACCAAACGGTTCAATATGGCTTAAAGTTGGGGCATTAGGTGGCGGAGCCAATCTAGTATTTAGAAAATTTAACTCATTAACTGGTACATGGACTACACAAGCTAGTTCAATATATGATTCCAATAATAACGCACTTTACGGATTAGATCCAACTGCCGGCGGTAGTAATATCCCTGTTGGTACTATTTGGTCCAAAGAAGATCCAAACCCAAATAGTGCTGGTCTATTAAATTTTGCTGGATTTCAACCACGTGTAAGAAGTGTATATGGTGAGCTTAAAGTTATTGGTAATGCACCGTCAGGCTCGTTTGTTAGCGGTGATTCTTTTACATTAACCTCTAGTGCTCCTGGTACCTCAGCTACTACAACTTATACAATTAGCCTTGCTGGTACTACTTCTAATAACTTTGTAGCTGCTATATTAGCAGCAAATATTCCTTATGTCACTGCACAAGTTGAATCAAATGGTGCAATTAGTATAACACATCAAGCTGGTGGTGTTATTACGTTATCTAATATAGTTGGTAATCAAGATATTCCAACAGTAGCGGGATTTGTTGCGGGTGTCAATCATGTTACAACATCTGGTACATCAACATTATTTAGATTCTTAAGTGGATTTGATATAATGTCATACACATATAGTTTGACACAACCAACAGCAAATCCAGCAGATGGTACTTTTTGGTATTATAATGATGCAACTACTGTTGACATTATGATTAATACCGGTACACAATGGTATGGTTATCAAAATGTTTCCGCAGATGCTCGTGGTTATAACTTAGCAAATACCGATCCTGCTGGTGTAATAGTTTCAGCGTCAGCTCCAATTGCACAATCAGACAATAGTGCGTTAGTTGCAGGTGATTTGTGGCTTGATACAAGCGATCTTGAGAATTATCCAATGATAAGCCGTTACAATGGTTCAACTTGGATTGCGATAGATAGTACTGATCAAATTAGTCAAAACGGTATAGTGTTTGCTGATGCACGTTGGGATAGTAGCGGAACTACAGATCCTATTGTTGATAACGAAACTGATGTAGCATCACTATTAACAAGTAACTATGTAGACTTAGATGTACCAAACCCAAACTTATATCCAAGAGGTATGTTGTTATTTAATACACGTCGTAGTGGATATAATGTTAAACATTACATAAGTGATTATTTTACTACCTCAAGCTTTAATGTTAGTGCTTGGAGTATCAACAGCAATTATTCAGTTGGTGCTAAGGTATTGTATGGTGTTACCATTTATGTAGCAACCGCAACAATAAATTCTGGAGCCGCAGCACCTAATGTTAATGTAAATTGGTCAGAGTTGATGACATCAGCATGGGTCTCAGCCAGCGGTAATCAAATTAACGGTTCTATGTATGCTGGTCATAAGGCACAGCGTCAAATCGTTGTTGAAGCAATGAATGCCGCAGTGGAAGCTAATACACAAATCCGTGAGGATCAGTTTAACTTTAGTTTAATTTGTGCTCCTGGTTATCCTGAATTAATCACTAATATGGTAGCATTGAATAACGATCGTCTAAATACTGCGTTTGTTATTGGTGATACTCCAATGTCATTAAGTACAGATATTGTTTCTATAACAAATTGGAGTAATGATTCAGACGGTACAGGTCTAGCAACAAATGACCCATATCTTTCTGTACATTATCCAAGCGGATTAAGCAACGATCTAGCTGGTAATAGCATCATGGTTCCCCCAAGTCACATGGCATTACGTACATTCTTACATAATGATAATGTATCGTATCCATGGTTTGCTCCTGCTGGAACACGTCGTGGATTGGTTGATAATGCTACTGATCTTGGTTATCTTGATCGTACTACCGGTGAATTCGTACGTAATGGAATTAACCATACTATGCGTGATGCATTGTATCAGCTTAATATTAACCCAATTACCATAATAACAGGTATTGGATTAGTAGTATGGGGTCAAAAGACACGTAATCCTGTAAGTAGCGGAATGGATCGTATTAACGTGGCACGTTTGGTTACTTACATACGTACTATTTTAGCAGATTCAGGAAACGGATTCTTGTTTGAACCAAACGATAAAACCACACGAGATCAGATTAAACGTGTTATTGAAAGTGCGTTTAACGACTTAGTGGCAAAACGTGGTGTATACGATTATGTGGTTGTTTGCGATACCAGCAACAATACATCAGATCGTATAGCACGTAACGAACTGTATGTTGATGTCGCAATTGAACCAATGAAGGATGTTGAATTTATCTATATCCCAATTCGTTTGCTTAATCCCGGCGCGATAGCAGGTACGAAATAAAGCTAAATAAGATTAATAGGAGACAAATATGGCAGTAGCATCCTTACTAAATTACACAGTTCCGTTGGCTAGTAACCAAAGTGCATCAAATCAGGGACTGTTGATGCCTAAGCTGAAGTTCCGCTTTCGCGCAAGTTTCATTGGATTTGGGGTTAGCACCAACGTAGTTGAGTTAACCAAACAAGTAGCAGATATTAAACGTCCTAACATAAACTTTAACCCATTTGCTATTGATGTTTATAATAGCAAGGTATACTTACAAGGTAAACCAGAATGGCAAGAAGTTACCGTTAACTTGCGTGATGATGCTAGTGGTCAAGTTGCTAAATTAGTTGGTGAACAGATTCAGAAACAATTTGACTTTGCTGAACAATCTAGTGCCGCATCAGGTATTGATTATAAATTCCAACTACATTATGAAATGCTTGATGGCGGTAATGGAAATAATACACCTAATATTCTTGAAACTTGGGAATTGTATGGTTGCCAACTAAGTAGTGTTGATTATGGTGAAATGAATTATGCAACAAGTGAAGCAGCAATGATAGCTCTAACAATTCGTTATGATAATGCTTTACAAACTCCAATTGGTACTGGTATTGGAACAGCAGTTGCACGTACATTAGGTACAACTATTACTGGTTAATACTTATTGCTTCAAAGAAACCCGGCTTAATCGCCGGGTTTTTTATTGCTAAATACGATATACAAAGGATATTATCGTGAGTTTGGTTGATCAGTTTTTGAAAGAAGTAGGTGGCGGTAGTAATATTCGAGATTACCAACACGCCAGTAAACTATTTGTCTCAGACAATTATAGACTTGCACCAAAATCTGCTTGGCTTTTTTATGTTTCATTTGATCTAGACCCTAATATTAGTTTGTTTGCTACAGCAAAGAGCCAAGAGATCTTAGAAGCAGGGATGTTGGTTAAAACAGCTCAACTACCAAAATTTACGATTGAAAATAAAACAATGAACGCATATAATCGCGTAAACATTGTTCAAAATAAAGTTAAGTATGATCCTATACAAATAACCTTCCACGATGATAATGCTGATGTGGTTAGAGATTTTTGGTATAACTATTATCACTACTATTTTAGAGATAGTGATTATAGTCCGCAACTATATACCACTCAAGACAAGTATAGTAAAAGAACAGCACAGGATTGGGGTTATACTCCTAGGAAGAATGGTCCTAGTAAGCAATTAGCGAATTCACCAAATATATGTGCTCCGGTGCGATCTACATATAAAATGTTAACTCAAATTAAAATTTATAGTTTACATCAAAAACGCTTTACTGAATACATTCTAATTAATCCTACAATAACTAGCTTTGCTCATGGAGTACATGATGTTAGCCAAACTAATTCTACTTTGGAAAATACTATGACCGTAGCATATGAAGCGGTATTGTATAATTATGGTGCTGTAAATGCTGATACAACGGTTGATGGATTTGCAACATTACATTACGACAATACTCCAAGTCCATTAACTCCGCAAGGTGGCGGTACTAAGAGTTTGTTAGGTCCTGGCGGCTTATTAGCATCAGCTGATACGATAGGTCAACAACTAGAAAATGGTAATTATCTTGGAGCAGCATTAGTTGGGCTTAAGACTTTTAATAACTTTAAAGGTCAGAATCTTGGGTCGTTAGCTGGTACAGAATTATCAAATATTAGTTCAGCTATATTGAATGGGCAAAATCCTCTTAATAAACTTAGCATTCCAAGTTTAGGTGGTTTACTTAATACTAAATCATCACCACAAAGTTCATCGGGTAGTGGACAATCAGTTTTATCAGCAGCGATGGCTGGAGTAGCAGGTCTTGGTGTTGGTGTTGTGGGACTTGCTAAAAAAGCTTTCTCAGATAACTCACCAACTGAAGCAGACAAAGCAGTAGCAAATAGCAACGGTGAATCAGTTGGAGCAGCAATAGTAGAGACAAAACCCAACCCATCAGCGACCCCAGTAAAAGAAGAAATACCAACAGGACCTACCACACCAACTGAAACACAAATAGCAGGTGATGCAGGTGCAAAGGCAAATATGAATGATGCTATTATTACTGTTGCAGAACTTCCTACTGGTCAAGCAACAAATACGGAGAACGTATAATGAGCACTGCACAAAACATTGGTGTAGTTGATGCAACTAGTTTATCAACTAATCAAGCTTATTTTAATAACTATTCAGCAGGTACGGTAAGTAGTGATCAAAATTCCGCATTGGTTGGTTATTTCGAAGAATTTACAAATGGTAATAAAGCTGCCGCACAAACATTAGCATCAGCGGTTATATATACAAGTCTTGCTCAAGGGGTAGATCCAATGTCAACTTTGACACAATTTACTATGTTACCTAAAGGGCAATTAAACGCATATCTTACAACCTTCTTAAATCTAAATCGTGTGGGCACAAGTTTACTTGGCTTAAACAATCAACCATTGATTTCTAAATATGTTAGTCGTGCTATATTAATATGAGTAAATATGCAAATGGTTTTTATCAAATGCTATGTCCAGAAAAGTATGTAGGTAAAAATACTCCACACTATCGTTCTTCATGGGAACATGCTGTGATGCGTATGTTGGATAATAATCCTTCTATACTGCAATGGGCTAACGAAGCGATACATATTAACTATCGTAATCCATTCACCAATAAAAACACCATTTATGTTCCTGATTTTTTCGTAACCTATATTGATAGTAAGAATCAACAACATGCAGAATTATGGGAAATCAAACCCAAAAAAGAAACTAGTCTTTTGGAAGCCGGCAATAGCAAACGAGCTCAAGCCGCAGCTATATTGAATATGTGTAAATGGCAAGCAGCACAAGCTTGGTGTAAAGCCAATCATGTCACTTTTAGAATTCTAACCGAGCATGACATTTTTCAACAGGGTAAGCCACCCAAATAAATACATTATGACAAAAAAACTATCTGAATTATTAGATTTGGCCCCATCAGTGGCAACCGTAGAAGAAAGCCAACAATTTATTGTCTCCAATCAAGAAATAATCAAAGAAGTAGATGTTGCTATTAGCAAAATTGATGCAGCATTACCTTTGGTGCGAGATCTTGAAGCTGGAGATCGAGAGCTTGATGAACTAGCTGATATGGCTCGAGATAAAGCACAAGATATGTTAGATCTTGGATTAAACACTGATCCACGATTTGCTGGAGTTATTTTACAAACAGCTTCTAACATGTTAGGACATGCTATTAC